AATTTAAAATTCGACTTCTTGCCAACAGTAGACGCTAAAAACGTTGGAGAGGAAGTCTTTGTACTTCATGTCCTAACCGATTTAGGCTCTTGTATTGCTTTAATTTTGTGTGTTTATGCTTACAAGAAATATCCTAAGACTAAAAAATCCACCTATGCCCAAAGAAGACTCCAAAGGAAAAAAGAAAGAGAGGAAGAGTTTTCAAAATGTAAAAAATATTATAAAAGTTGTGTTCAACCAGGTTATTTTAAAACCAATAACTATAATGTGGATAGTGCTAGACATAAATTCACTTTTACTGAGGCTGGCGCATGGTTAAAACCTTTATTTGGGACCATGGAAGATAAAGAATTCAAAAATATGTTAAAACAATGTCCCCTATCTTGCCAAAAAGAAATGTTAGCAGGATACATTGTAGCACCAGTACCTCAATGTTTGGATCCAATCAGCATAATAAATTATCATAATTGTCCTTTTGCTAGTTGCACTGCCCTCAAGAGACAAGGAGCAGTTGTACCATATCCAAACAAAAAATTTCTAAAAATTTTTAAAACTATTTTAGAACAAGAAGCCTATCCATTGTTCGACAAATTGATCGACAATTTCGAATACTCATTTAATATATGGTGGAATCATATTACTGTTAGTCAAAGAAACGAAGTCAACAGTATAAATAAGGATATATTTAAAGATTTTAATAAGGTTAGGAAAAGTATTGAAAGTTATAATAACTTTGTTAAATCAGAAGATCAAACCCAAGGTCCAGTGGATTCAAAAACGAGAAATATTAACAACATGACTCCACTCAAAAAAGCTTTAGCAGGACCAGTAATTTATGCTCTGGAAAAAATTGCCAAGAATATGCCAGAATTCGAAGGATATATGTCAGGAAAATCCTATTTAGATAAGGGTTATGATCTAGCCAATATAGCTGAAAAGTTGGGAGATGATGCTGTCAAATTAGATGGAGATGGAAAAGCATTCGACAGTACCCAACATATAGAAATTAAAAGATTAGTTGACGACTATATTTACAAGGGAGTAGTCAAGAAGATAGAAAAAATGGACACCCCTTTTCCAGTAAGAGCCATCAAAGAAGCTCTACTTAATCATAAAGCCACTATTTCTTATGAGGTAAGAATGCCTCTAATGCCTAAACCCAAAAGAATGGTCTCATTAAGACACGAAGGAACTGTTCATACAGGAGATATGGACACGAGTTTTGCCAACACTATGAGAATGCTGTTCTATATGAGAACTGTTGCAAAAATAGCAGGATTGGACAGCAGGGACTATTCCATACAAGTTGCTGGAGATGATAATAGCTTGTATGTTAGAAGATTTATCTATGCAAAGAAAGAAAAAGATATAATCAATGCCTATGAAAAAGTGTTTACAAACAGGTTTGAAGGAGTAAACACAGGTTTAGGACAAGTCATAAAGTTCTTGAAAAAAGGAACTATAGAACAAGGTGATTTTTGTAGCACAAATTGTTTCAAGACTGAAAGAGACGGAAAAACTTTCTATAGAGTTATAAGAGTCCCAGACAGATATTTTAAAAAATTTGCTCATATGTCTGCGGGAGAATTATCACCAAAGGAGTGGCTATATACTACTGGTTTAGCTGATCTAAAATGGGCTCAAGGATTACCCATTTTCGACAAATTAAGCAGGTGGAGAATGAAAAACGGAAAAGTCCCACAAAATGTCAGCCAGTATGTAGAAATGAAGCAAGAACTAGCTCAAAAAGAACTCTCAATATCAGAGCAAGATTTTTGCGAAAAGTGGAACGTTCAACAAAGAAACTATGATATTAAGAATCGTTTCCACAAGAGTCAACTATTCAAAGAAAAAATTTACGAATCCAGCTATAATAAAATTGATGCTGAATACTTCAAAATATGGTTGTTGGATAACTACAACATCGAGGAACACCATATTATTTCTTTTGAAAAATATTTAGATGATTTAACAATTGATTCAGACAAAATGGAACATGAAGTAATTAAACTATTTGGTAGTCCAAAATCTCAAGAGGATCTTACCAAAAAATTTAAAAATACCCATTTAAAATTTAATCCAAATCCAGATTTCAAAGCTTACGATAAAAAGGTTGAAATTTTGAATTCAATCTATTAAAAACCTCGTTTATTTAACTATAAAACACAATTGTACTTAATCAATTGTGTATAATCTACAGTCACTCTCATAGAGAATTTGTTCCACACAAACGCGTGTGGTTCTCAGGGGAATACATGGTTATCAACACCAAAAAACCCTCCCATTAGAGGAACAGAGTGACCGGTGACCCACAGTATTGCAACACTATGGTCATTTGACGATCCACAGGATTCCAAAGTCCCGCTGTTTTGACCAAAATCTACGATCGGGGTTAAACCTGAAAGGAGTGAGGTCTAACAAGGATAGGTTAGAAGTCAATTGATAAGTTAGAAAGCAACTGTAGTGAAGAGTAACGCCTTCTACTAGGGGAGTTTTCCTGCGCAATTTTTATGTAACAACTTAGAGCAGGAACAATATATATACGGAATACACCGATTAGCAACCTCTACTTGTAGATATTGACATGCAAGTATGAGCGAGGATTTCCTAGTCAATTAATGTATATATTAAATTAATATAGGGAGAGAGCAATGGGCAATTTTGTAAATTTAATATAAGCCTACAAAGCCGCCCTTGAAGAGTGAGCAATGGAGTTTTAATACTTTACAAAGCCTTCTTCTAAACCG